TGTTAAAGATTGGCATTACGAACAGATGGATGATAAAGAGGTTAGGGTAATTGATAATCTTATCATACGCGAAGTGTCTACATTGTCATCATGGGGAATGAATGACGAGGCTTCTACTTTCGACTTGAAGAATATGAATTTCGAAAAGCTTTTAATGGAAGAGAAGTATTTAAAACAACTCCTAAACGCTAAGTTTGACGATGTTAAACTTGAAGGTTTGGAGCAATTAAAGAATAAAATAGAAAAAGAATTGAAATCAAGAGAGCCTAAAACTATATTTGATTATTTATAGGTTGTCGATAATTATTAAATTTTAAACAAATGACAGATTTAGAAAAAAAAGCTCTTGAGATTCAAGACGAATTGAAAGGCTTAAAGGACAAAACAAAAGACCTTGATGTGAAGTCTATTACAGATGGTATTGAGGCATTGCAAAAGAAATTTGATGAATTGCCAAAGGCTATAGAGTTGAAAGATTCTGTTGAAATTAAGGCTCTTGATGATGCGTTGAATAAGCTAAACACTGACTTTAAAGCCATTGAAGATGCAAAACCAATGGAGATAAAAACATTTGGTGATGCAATGATGGAGTTGAAAGACAATAAGGAGTTTAAAACCTTAGTCGACAAACTTAAAGGTGCTAAAGGTTCAACAATGTCAGGTGTTGGTGGAACTTTCGAAGTGAAAGCGGATATTCTTACAACTGCTTTAACTGGTACTCAGCAAAGATCTAGCATTGATCTATCTGTTGATAAGCCTCTTTATAGAATGCCTTTCATGCGCCAATTAGTTGCGAACATTCCAACTGATAAGCCTATTTTGAAATGGGTTGAAAGAACTGCTCATACAGATAATACAGGTGGTGTTGCTGAAAACAATCCTTCTGGACAATCTGATTCAACTTGGGAAAATAAATCTCGTACAGTTGTTAAGCGTGGCGTTCATGCTAAATATACCAATGAGTCGTTTGAAGATGTTAACGAACTTGTTAGAGATCTACAGTCTGACTTAATGACTGAAATGGAGTTGGATATTGATAATCAAATGTACACAGGTGATGGTACTGGGACTAACTTCCACGGACTTGTAACTGATGCTACAGATTTCAATGCTACAACTGCTGGATTAGCTCTTAAAGTTGTATTACCTAATTTCGGTGATGTTCTTAAGGCTGCTGCTTTACAGGCTAGATTGAAACATTTTAATCCTGATGTTGCTGCTGTTAATCCTTCTGACTTTGCTTTATTGGAGCTTGAAAAAGATACACAAGGGAACTATGTATTGCCTCCATTTAAATCAGCTGATGGTACTTTAGTAGCTGGAATGCGTATCGTACAGAACACTAATGTAACTGTAAATACTGCTTTAGTATTTGATTCAAGTCTACCTAAGTTTTATGTTGCTCGTGAAATGCAATTGAAAGTTTGGGACCAGAACGAAGATGATGCTTTAAATGACAGAAAGACTGTTACTTTATGGTTCAGAGGTCAAATGAGAATCAGAGAGAATGAGAAATTAGGTTTAATTACTATTCCTGATATCGCTGCTGCAATTACTGCTTTGACTAAAGCTTAGTATTAATATTACTTATATAATCAAAGGGGTAGGGTTTAGCCTTATCCCTTTTTTAATTTGTATGATATGAAAAAAGAGAAATTAGAGAACAAACAAGATAAGACTGTTATTGAAAACAAGTCTAAATCAAAGAATAAGTATAAGGTGATTGAATCATTCTGTGGTATCGAAAAAGATACTATCTTAACCATTAACGATAAACAGAAAGCTGATCATATGCTTGCTAAAAAATACGTTAAAAAATGCTAAGAACTAAACTTAAGTTTCAAACTGTAGCAAATCTACCTGTTGACCTAGCCACTGCAAAAAGTCATTTAGCGGTTATTCATACAGAATTAGATACTATTATTCAGTCTTATATTGAGACTGCTACTCTTTGGGCTTCTGAACTTACGAATAAAGGTTTAGCGGCTTTTGATGTTACTTATACTCAGGACACGTGCTTAGTTAATCACTGGTTGTTATTTGATACTATCGATTCAATTGAGAGTGTTAAAGACTTTAAAACGGGTGAAGATGTAGTTTATACATTAAGTGCTGACAATTCAATGCTTTATTTAGCTGTTGAGGGTGCTGTGATAGTAACTTATAAAACAACTGGAGAGTCACAACCTGGAATCAACACAGCAATTCTTGATTATATACTACTTAGATTTACTGGGCAAACTGACAAGGATGCTAAAGAACAGGTTTACGATAATTTATTTCCATATATAGACAATGTGATATGAGCTTAAGGATACCAAGTAAGACATTATTTAAGGGTCAATACAATGAGCATATAAAGCTGATTAAGGAAACTAAAGGCAGTTATGGAGTTTCAGCAACTAGGGTTACTGTAGCTGATACTGTTGGTTCCGTGTTCGAATTATCAGGCTCTAGAGCTTTGCAATATAATCAGCTTGGTATAATTAACCCTGTTGAGGTTATGTGTTCAGATCCAAGGGCTGATTTTAATCTCATTGAATGGTATCGTAATGATGGGGTAACTATTGAGATTACTATAAGCTCTGTGCAGGATATCGCAAATGCTAAGCTTGATCTTAAAATATTAGGTGACATAAGAAATAGTGAGAATGTGTAAATAATTACTTATCTTTGATTATTGGTTTGGCGATCAAGTCCACGTGGACAATTTTAATTGTCAGACTTCGCCAAATCTTATTGAATACATATTTAAAGCCAAGCCTATTAATACAGGTTTGGCTTTTTACATTTAAAAAATATAGTTATGGCAGTTAGAATTTACAAAGACGCAGCTGGAAATTACAGACGAAACAACGACATTATCACTATCGGTGATTATAGGTTAAATTACAATGCAGATAGGACACGAGCATCTATTAGGGGTGCTACTGATTATTTCCCTCTTGTAGATATTCAATTAGTAACGGACTATCAAGATGAAGGCGGAACACCATACGCTGACTATTTAGAATTAGAAGCAGCATTAGAGGGATTAATTACGGTTAATATTTCCGATATGCTTAATGATTCTAATTTTGCTTTACAGGTTGGACTTGGGAAAATCAGGGGTGTTTATACTGTGAATAAATTCGGTGAGAATCCAGAGGTAACCTCACAGAGCGCACCTGAAGATATTTGGGACTTTGGCGGCCTTTATAATTTCAGCACATCAGCAATTATTGATTCGATATCATCTTCTGGGGCTGACACAATTGAAATGTCAGTTGAAGGGTTGGACGCTAATTGGGATAGAGTTATACAAACGGTTACTCTAACGGGTCAGGTAAGAGTAGCATTACCAACGCCTTTGATTCGTGTATATAGATCTAATAATGCTGATAGTATTGATTTAGTTGGTGATGTTTACATCTATGAGGATACGACTTTAAGCCTTGGCATACCTGTTGATACAACTAAGATAAGGGCTTTAGTTAAGGCTGATTCGAACCAAACCGAGATGATGGTGTTTGCTGTTCCATCTGGTAAAACAGCCGCATATTTAGAAGGGTTTGTTTCTATTGCTAGGGGTGGCGGTGTAGCTGCTAATGCTGATTTTACATTAAGAACTAGGGAGTTTGGCAAGGTCTTTAGAGTTCAGAGGCGTATATCTATTAATTCAAATGGTGGGGCGTGGCGTTCCGTATATTCTGTACCAACTATTATGACTGAAAAGACAGACTTAATATTTAGGTGTGAGGCTGTTAGTGCTACTATTGGAGTCGCTGGAGGCTTTCAGGCTTACATATTTGATAATGTTATTTGGGGGTTGTAGAATAATAAAAGCCTAGACTGATAATCTAGGCTTTCTTTTTAATCTTTAATGTAGCAAACCACCTTTAATCCGTTCTCATCTAAACCTTCAATCCTAGTTCCTATAATATTACTACTAATAGGCTCTTTTACATCTGCCTTGAAAGGGTAGTCTTTCGATCCTTCCCATACTTCCATAGCTTCAATCTTAGCCTCTAGCCATTCGGTATATGCACTTGTATAGCAAGAATTTTCACCCATGTCATTATAAGCATCTTTACCTTTTTCTTTTTCGTATATGTCTGTTAATTCGCTCATATCTTTGTTTTTATTCCCGACAGCTTGATCTATCGGGATTTTTGCTTTTGTTGGTTTATCCAACTGGGTAGTAATCGAAGCGGCAATAGTCATCATTATATCCGCAATCCTCATCTTCAATCACTTTCTTTACTTCGTCACGTGTTGGCTTTTTATCGAAATTGTGGTGTAACACCATATCTTCCTCTGGTAAGCCGCTTCTGTCTACTTCAATACAATACAACATATCTTCTTTTCTTTTACCTCTCGGTGGTTAAATTAACTAAAATACTTTATATAATCACAATCAATTCCGTGAACTACATAACCAACGCATATAATCCCATCTACAGTAAAATCATACTCATAAATATATTCTCTTGGTTTCATCTCTTTTCTTTTACGCCATCTCTGGCTTTTGGTTAATTACTCGCTCAGTATTTTAATTATAAACTCCAACTCTTTTATTACAGCCTTTTCGCTTTCTGTTCTTGCGAATGGTTCGTTAACACTCTTTAATACTGTTAGTCTTAATTTTATTTTCTCTAACATATCTTCTTTATTATAGCCTATTGGCTTGGTTGATTAAATTAATCTTCTTCTTGCATTATTAAATCATCAATAGCTTGCTGTTCGGTTTCACCAGTCCCTATTAAATCACCTTCGTCATAATCTTCTCTATATGCTTCCCAGTCGTATCTTCTTATAGGAATCGGAGGGTGTACAAATCTTGTTATTATCTTTTTCATCTCTCTTAGTTTTTAGTTACTAATACCCAAATCTACACTGATTTGATACACAAATATCACTTATTCATTCATAATAGATTTCTTTAAATTGCTTTTTATATCCTCTAGTAAATCAAATGATTCACGACCATTAAAGAATATTTTACATGAACACTCGAATTTTCCATCAAGCATAAATGTTACAGATACACTTTCGTTAATATATTTTGGATACGTATCATTATTATCAGTTACATTGATTTTGTTTATCTCGCTACTTATTACACTTATATCCATCTCCATATATTTAATAATTAGTATTAATTCCTACACAAATATAATATAAATATCCCAATAAACAAAACACAAGCAAATATAAATCAATAAAAACATACCTATAATGCAATGAATCACGTTTTTATAGCACCTAAATAATAGCTATATTTGTAACTATGGCAGGGGCAATTAAAATGACATTATCACCAAGGGAAGTTAAGAAGGTTAATCGTGCCTTGCGAAAGTATGGTAATGACTTGGATAGGGATTTAAGAAATGAAACTCAAATGTCACTATTAGACTTAGCTGCTGATGCTAAAGGCAACTTAAAATCTAACAATAGTATTGCAACATCGAGATTAATTAATAGCGTCACAACCACGCCAAATACAGACAGGAGAGGCGGCTTTGTAATTGTTAATGCTGTATATGGTGCTGCTGTTGAGTTTGGTAGGAAATCAGGGGAATGGCCTAATGTTAATGCTTTAATTACATGGGTCAGGAAAAAGATAACGTCAGATGCAAAAAGAGCTAAGGTGATAGCATACTTTGTAGGTAAGAGTATTTTTGAAAACGGAACGAAAGCGAAGCCATTTCTTATGCCAGCATTTACAAGGGTTAGTGCTAAATACCCAAATAGAATAAAAAAGATAGTTAAAAAACACGAGAGGAAAGCAAGATGATAGATCCATTTAATACAATCAAAGGTGACTTAATTACTAAGTTCGGGGTTAAGTATAATCCTAAATCAACAGCCTTTCCACGTATAGAAATATATGAAGGAACAAGCACACTAGGAGATGATAAGAGCAAGGATAACGTCACACAAGTATATTGTGATTGCATTACTAAGGGATGGGATGAATTCGAAGTAAATGAACTTGCAGCATTCGTAAGAACTCAGGTTGAAGAAGGGACGTTTAGCCTAACAGGTTTATCATTTAATGGAGTCCTTTTAATTTCAAATCAGTACTTTCATGAGAATACCGACACTGAAGATATTCACAGGAAATTGATTATATATAATTTTTTAAACACAGAAATTTAAATTTTGAATCATGGCTAAAGAAATTGGCGAAAAAGGGTGGAGAGTATACCTAGATACTGGAGCGGATTTAATTCCAACAGAGATCACAAACACTCTAAATATCAATAACAATATAATTGATGCTTCAGATAAAGGCTCTGGTGGTTGGGGTGAAAATCTAGATGGCCGTAGAGACTGGTCAACTGATTTTGAACTTAACTACGATGCGGCCGATACTGTTTCAGTTGCATTAATTGATAAGATTCTAGACCCTGATACATCCACATCTGTTAGTGTTATTGTTGGTAAGCAAACAACTGCTGGAGATGTTGGATATAAAGGTAATGCACTAGTTGGTAATATCTCTATCACTGGTGGTGATCAAGAAGTTATTACTATGTCGGGTACACTAACAGGTAGCGGACCGCTTGTAAAAGAAACAAAAGTATAATGAAGGGACAAACTTTTATTACTTTAAAGGGTGAAAAGATGGGGGTGCTATTTGGCACTCCTATTTATAAATTCATTCGTGATTATCGAACAGAAGATAACGAAGAAATTAAACCTTCTGAAAACGAGTTTACAAACTTGGTGTATATTACATGGGCTGCAATGATGAATTATTGCGACTTTAAAAACAAGCCTATTCATTTTACTATGGATGAAGTTTATGAGTGGTGTAATGCTAATATGGACGAGTTTAAAGACGTTGTAAAATGTTGGTCTGATTCTCAAATGATCGGTGTTAATGTTAAAGATTTAGCAAAAGCCAATCAAAAAAAAAAGTTGATGGAGAAGAAGAAGAAAAAGAAGAGTTGCTTTGGTCGAACTTTGCAGAGATTGAAAACAATGCTTTAGGAAAACTAGGCCTTAGATATTCCGATTTATCAACATTAACTATCGGTGAATATAATTGTAAAATGAAAGGCTTTTTAGATGCTCAGGAGTTTACTTTAATGAACACTAGAAAAATAGTTTTTGAGTTAATGAGGGGTAACGTGAACTACAATAAGAAAGACAGACCTAGAAGAGAAACGGATGTGTTTAAACTAAGATCTGATGTAGTAAAGAAGGTTACAGTTACTAAGATTTCCCAAAGAGAAAAAGAATTTGTATTAAGAATGGGTTATACTATATCTGATTCATTTGTAAAAAATTAAATTATTATGGCTGGAGGCGGTGTTATATCTAGAATGAGAGTCTTTTTAGGGCTTGATAATAAAGACTTTAAAAAGGGCTTAAAGGAATCAGAAAAGAAAACTTCTGCCTTTGGTAATTCTATAAAAAAGATAGGTACTGCTATAGCTGGAGCTTTTGCGGTTAAAGAGATAGGTCGATTTGTAGGTGATCTTGTTAAACTTGCGGGTGAGGCTGAAGGTGTACAAAGGGCATTTGATCGGATAGGCGGTAATAAGGTTTTCGATAGCTTGAAGGCAGCCACAAGAGGAACAGTTTCCAATTTAGAATTAATGCGTAAAACGGTTACAGCTAAAAACTTAGGTGTACCCGTTAAAGATCTCGCTAAGCTGTTTGAATTTGCCGCTGCTCGTGCTGCTGATACTGGCGAAAGTGTTGATTTTCTAGTTAACTCTATTGTTGTTGGTATCGGTCGAAAGTCTCCATTGATTCTTGACAATTTAGGAATATCAGCCATTGCTCTTAAGGAAAAAATGGAGGGTGTAGGAATTGGTACAGCTTCCGTTGCAGATGTTGCAAGAGCTGTAAGCAAGATAGCAACAGAGGAGCTTGATAAGATAGGTACTGCCGCAACTACTAACGGTCAGAAATTACAATCTGTTGCAGCATCGTGGGATAATATAAAATTAGCAATAGGTAGAGCCATTACTGCATCAAAAGAATATGCTTTTATTTCTGATTTAATTTTAGGGGTTGGCAACTCTTTAGATAAAACGACATCTTCAACCGATGAAGCAAGAAAAGGAGCACAGGACTTATTTAAAACATGGAAAGACTCGGGTCAATTAACAGCATCATTTATAAAAAAGTGGATTGATGGATTAGAAAAGCAAAAAAGACAGTTACTAGACAATCATGGAATAATAGAAAAAGGTGGTAAAGAGAGACATCAACAGATAAGAACGCTTTTAGTATTGTTAAAAAAAGAGGCTGAGCTATCCAAGAAAGCAATAGAGCCGATTGTTGAGCAAATTGATTTAATAAAAGGTGTAGAAGCTGAATTAAAGGTACTTAAAGAAACGTCAGATAAAGGATCTGAATCCAATAGAGCTAATATAAATAAGCAGATTGAAGTCCTTAAAAACTACTTAGCACTACTTAAGCAAGTAGGCACTACAACCGCAAATATTAAACCTTTAAAACTACAAACCCCTGCTGATTTACCAAGCTTAAAACCTGCTAAAATAGGTGGTCAAGAGGCATTGAAAGTAAGTTCTAGCTTTTTTGATAGTGGTGAGATAGATAAAAATAGAGAGGCTCAGATTGAAAAACAACAGGCTTTCGTTAATGACTTAAACGCAATAACCGCAGGGGGATTCGCTACATTAGCAGAGTTTACGGGTGAGTTTATAGGTGCTGTGATTTCGGGAGATGCTGGACTAGAAGATTTCTTTAGTGGTATATTAGGAGTCGTTGGTGATTTCGTTAAACAATTTGGTGAGGCTTTGATTGCTTATGGTATTGCTCAGATTGCATTTAAAAAAGCTTTCGCTAATCCCGCTGGTGCAATTGCCGCTGGTGTTGCTTTGGTTGCAATCGGTTCTGTGATTTCCAGCTTATCGGCTGCGGGTCCTGGTGGAAGTTCTTCAGGTGGTAGTGTCACATCAATAGATACTAGGGGTAATGATACAAGCTCTAGGAATGCTAACATAAACAGTCAAGGTCAAGCAATAAATATAAACGTTCAAGGTGTTTTAAAAGGAACAGATATAGCACTTTCAGCTAAACAGGGAAACAAACAACTAGCAAGATAATGGCATTTGGACTAAGATATTACAACGAGTTTACATCAGATCATTTTAAAAGAACTGTAAGGATAGAAATATCTGAGCGTGATTATATAGGTGCTTCTGAACAGATAAAGATGGGTGCAAGTTTGCATCTGTCGGATTCAGGTGATGGAAGGGAAGAACCTATAAAGAAACTAACCGCATCGCTTAGGATGGTTAGTGAAAGGAATTTTCAGTTTGAACATTTGTTTACTTCTGATGATAGGAAGTATAAAGTTGAGATATACAGAAAAGGGGCTATAATCTTTAGAGGATTTTTAGAATCTGATTCTTATTCTGAACCTTATTACACTTGGAAGAATTACACGGTAAATTTAACGGCTAGGGATAACTTAGGGAGGCTTGAAGACATTCCGTATCTTATGCCTAATGGCGATAGGGTTACGGGCTTAGAATCGGCAAATAATATAGTACAGAGAGCCATTAATAATGTAGGATACTCGGTTAATATTTTCGATTTTATAGACACATGGTCTTCTGATATGAGTACTTTAAGTACAACTATGAGTCAAGCGTATATTAATAACGATGCGTTTTGGAATTTTGAAGATAACGAGCCGTTAAGTTGTTTAGATGTTTTGACTAATATAGTGCAAGGGTTTGGATCACAAATAAGACAGATAGCTGGTGCATGGCGAATAGTTGATCAAGCTAAATATCACGATAGACCAACAGTGCAAGGTAATAGCGCATCATTCCCTGATTATTTAGCGGAGATTTTAAACTTCCCAAAGGTAATAACTGCTTTCGATTGGATTAGTAGTGATGCGGACATGACCATTTTGCCAGCATGGAAAGAATTTAGTTTGGAGCAAGATTATAATGTTGATGAAAATATATTTAGATTCTTCCCATTTGATACAAGTGGAATTGCAATAACATCAACGCAGAGAATCGGAACAGCTAAAGCATCAAGTATAGACAACTGGACATTGAGCGGTGGACAATGGACACTATGGCCTAAAGACATGAATATACATGCAGATTTAGGAGAGTATGCAGAGTCTAGTCTTGGTGATTTTGAAACAGATGATTTAAGCTTTGAATTTAAAGCCACATATAATGTTATATCGATAGGGGCAACAGGCTTACCTAATAGTAGCGCATTTTTTGATATAATATCAAACGGTTCACAGATACTAACAGATTCGGGATGGGTTGCCTATGTAGCTCAAGAGAAGCAATTAGAGCTAGATACAACTCCAGCGGGTGGTGATTTAACTGTTGTTTTTGATGTTCCTCAGGATGGTGAAATAATAATAAAAGTGTGGGGGCCAACTGATGGCTTAAACGCTACCAACTTAGCGACATACTATTCTATGATATCAGTAAAAGCTTTAAGCTCTAGATTCTATAACGATCAGGAGTTGATAGCTGAAATAGATAGTAAGAATAATTTAGAGAATCCACCAGTAGAAATAAATATAGGTCAGGTAGATGAAGATAATAATTCTGATATAATATACCTAGGAGGCTTATTCACGAGCGCAGGAGTCGCACAAGTAGATTGGAAGCGTGATGGAGATACAACGGCTGAGAACTTATTAAAGAAGGTTGCAATAGGATATGACTTACAAAACAAACAACCATCTCGACAGGTTAATGGAACTGTTCTTTGGGACTATGATTTATGGACTAATATCGATGATCAAAACAAACGTTTAATGATTAACGCTTGTAATGAGTGGGATATGGTAACTGATCAAATGAGTGCTGAATGGGTTGAGGTTTTTGAATATGTAAATACTTTAGGTGAGTTTGATTTAGGTTATGATGATAATTTTGATAATAATACAGTTGATGATTATTCAAGTAATACTATCTTTACAATCACGGAGAAAACGGAATAATATAAAATAAACAACATGAGCAAAATAGATGATGTAAAATTATTAATATCGAACCTACTACCTGATAATAGTAGTCAGTCGATAAGTGCGCAAGATGCTAGAGACTCCTTTGATTTAGTGCTGAATAACTTAGGTAATTTAAACACTCAGTATTTAGGTGCTATAGTTCCGACTGATGCGGCAATTACAGGAGTTGAAGAGGGGGCTACAGTTTTACCTTTAGAGGATGGAACTTATGTAAATTTCAATAGTTTAGAAAGAGCTAATGAGCTTTGTGTTTTTGTTTATTTATCTGGTGCTTGGAGAAAAAGACAGACTCTTTTAAATTCAAACATCTTCCCTGTACTAAATAGGTTCGATACTGGGAATTTAGATTCTGTAATTAAATCAGGATTAACACACAGACAAGTTTACGCTTCGATTAGACATATAGAGCTATATGGCTTCGACCCTTCGTTTAAATATGCCGTAAGTTATGTAATGCGAAATCTTGGTGGATTATGGGCTATTAAAATAAGTAAATATGATGGTGGATGGGTAGAGGTTTACTATTCTGGTGCTGGCGCTTTAACTGAAAATGCTGCGGGTGTAGCAACTATTGATAGAACAATAGGAACTTTAAGAGTAAAAGCCGAAGTTGATTGGTCTTTTATTCCTGATAATTTCTTCTCTTCAAATTTCACACCTTTTTATTTTTTAAACGAGGATTCATTAAAAGATAAAGACATTTTCGAAGCGCCTTGTTTTGTCCCTTTGGATGCAGACAGAACACAATTAAAGAACTTAATACCCTCCAATACTGCGACTTATGAAGATACTTATAAAGCTATAAAATCACTTGAATTATATGGGTTTGATCCTTTACTGCCTCATTCTTTATCTTTTTTAAGCAGGGACGAAGGCGGGAAATGGGCTATTAAAATAAGTAAATTTATAAACCCTTCGTGGATTGATGTATATTATTCAACACCTGTTGATGTTATTGAGAATGCGGCAGGCATTGGCGTTCTAGATGCTGTAACGTCAACTTTAAGAGTTAGGGCTGAAATAGATTTTACTGTCATAAATAGCGGCTCTCATGTAACTATCCCTTTATTCCCTGCTCAGGTAAAAGATGAGTGTTTTAAATTAGCCGAGGATATAACCCCGACAGCTAAAATGTTAGCAAAGAGAGTCGATGATAAGTTATTTATTGCCAGTAAGTACGATGATGCCAGTGATTTAATTATATGCTTTCAAAAATGTATGGCTAATGAGTTAATGACATTTAGCTATATTCAGCTGGTTGATAATCCAGCAAAGGGAATCACTCAGAATGTAGAAGTTCAGACAGGAGAGTTATTGATTGGAGAGTTTAATGGGGTACACGGGGATAACATCGGACCCGTACAAACTACTTTTTCAAGCGTTCAGTATGAAGTTGGCGGCAATCATTTACAGAATGGAAATCAAACAGCCGAAACAACAGCGTTTAAATTTTTGGCAGATGGTAAAGAGTTGCAAAATAATGAGCTATTAGCCTGTGATAAGATAGAGATTATTGTTAGGAATGACATGTTTAATGGGAAAGACGCTTTCGACTCAGCCGCAAGAAATCATTATTTTTATGAGGATGTTAGTTATAAAGTAATAGAAGGGAGTATAGAGGTTTTAAATCATCACAGTATGACTTACGATTCTAATATAGATCATTATTTTGGTATGCAATTGCTTCAAAACTCTAATTGGATGGATAAGGTTTACTATGCTAGAAATGGTAATAGTGCTTTGCAAGTAAAATGGAATGGTGCATGGGTTCAAACTGGCTCAGACGATGTCAACGCAAATCCTAATTTATTTAAAACTATTATTTGTAATGATGCACAAGATAGGTGTTGTGCAATGTCAATGGATAGGGTAAACGGATTAGGTGATGGGACTGCGGACATTTCAGTAGTTTCATTTTTATTATCTTCATCAAATGGCAAGATGTATTACAATTTAATATCTGGCAATCCTGACATTTTCCAAGCAGGGACTAGTCATTATTGGCACGGGTGTTATTCGTTCTTTAATAATAAAGCTACACAGGGCGATAACTTCGCATATAAAAGCACGGATTTTGATAAATCAGTTTTAAATATTGATTTTCTTGCGGCTTCTTCAGAAGAGGTTGATTTTGGTGAGTATTTTAAAAAGTTTACTGATGTCGGAACAGACGGAACTGTTACTATAAATAATGATAATGAAATAATGATGCCTAGAGGGATAGAAGCTGAAGCTTCAGCCTATGGAGTAATGAAAGTATTAGTAGATAAATAAAAGTAAACACAAAACACCATTCAAACGAGTGGTGTTTTTTTATTTTAATTTTCCTATCTTTATGGTGAACATTTAAAATCAATATTAATTAAACATTTTTTATTATGCCAACAGTACCCCCACAAAAACCACCTAAGGGTGACGATGACGATGATTAAATTATTATCAAACAATTGGATTAAAATAACGGTGGGGCTATTTGTAGCCTCTACCGCTATTTATGATGGCATGGGCGATTTAAATTCTGTTGCATGGGCTGTTCTGTATTACGCAATTATATATGTATCGTTAGCATTGTTCTGTTATAAAGCATCTAAGCACGCTAATAACACTCAGGAGATGTTAATAGGATATGGGTTTTCTATTTTCTGTATGATTAATTGGGGGTTAGTTGTTTATGCTGGATTTAAAGGTATGGCATATATTGGTAATGAACCAGATGGTGCTATTACTATATTTTGGGATATATTGAATCACACAATGTCAATTTATTTCATGTTAGCTGTTGGAATGACTACGTCTTATGGAGCGTATTTTGCGAATAAATTAATTAAATGACTCTATGGATTGGTTAAGAAAAAACGTTATACTCTCAATTATAGGTGGCATAGTCACAGCTAGTGTATTCTTGGGTGGGCTATTCACTCAAAGAATGGTTAATCAGATGGATGCAAAGCCAAGCAAACCAGATGTTTTATTGATGATTAAGGCTGAGCTTAAGCCAATATTAAAGGAGAATAATAAGCACAACGAAAGGCTTATTAAGCTTGAAAATTCAGTAATGGCGATAGGCTCAATAAATACAAAACTTGATGGTATTGTGAAGAAGCAAGGCGAGATGTCTATTGATATTGCAGTTATAAAAACTAGAATTGATCAATAATTAAATAATGGAAGCCAAACGATTTAAACTCCTTAGATTTCCAGAGCCACACTTAACCAAAGGTGTGCTTTTTTTTGAAAACGAAACTATCTGCGATACATTAGAAGATATCGTAAGAGATAGAAACGCTGATGGAGATTTAGACGACCAAGACGAAGGTAAGGTTTACGGTGAAACTGCTATTCCTTATGGTACTTATGAATTGGTCGTAACTTATTCGCCAAAGTTCAAACGTAAAATGACTTTGATTAAAGATGTAAAGCATTTTAAAGGCATTAGAATACATTGGGGTCGATCTATTAAGCAATCACTAGGTTGTTTGCTTGTTGGTCGTGCTAATGGCGATACATTAGATAATACATATATGACTGATAAGATTACAAACATGGTTTTATCATATCAGAATAGAGGAATTAAAGTTTATTTAGACATTGTTAAACCTTAGGTTATGGGAATATTTAGTAGAATAAATCCACAAAAGATTTTAGATGGAGTTGGCAAGTTTATAGATGCCAATAATGAAACAAGACAAGAGGTCGTTACAGGGATTTTAGAGCATTATAAAACATCCCTTAATGAAAGTACACCGAGATCATTAACGAGGCGTTATATAGCTGTTAGTGTTGTTGGTGTTGAATTAGGAATACTTATAGGGGCTGGGGTAGCTTATCCATTCAGTCCCGACTATGCACAGTTTTTATTAGATCTAGCTACTAAGCTATTCCCTGCATTTATAACAGTGTTAATCTTTTACTTTGGCGGTTACTATGGGGATAAGTTTATTAGGTCCAGAAGAGAACGAAAAGCAGAGGATAAAAGGAAATTAAAAGAAAGTAAATAATTCATTATAAATATTAAAGGCTACCCATATGGATAGCCTTTTTTTTTATTCCCTTTTTAGTAATATCACTTTATCACTCGATGCCTTAATAATCTTTTCTTTACCACTAATCACCTCTTTAATTGTTAATCTTGGAGTTTTACACCCATGGTCTATTTCGATAACTTCAAAATCCTTTCTTAAATCTTTATCTATTTTCCTTGTGTAGATATCACCTACTTTCAATTGGTATATTCTAATCATATCTTTCTCTTAAATACTGTTTGAAGAACTTGAAAAACTCTAGTTGAATATTCAAACAGCTATCATCTTTCATGCAATAAATGATATTAATCTCAGATAATCCACTTTCAACTCTTTCCTTATTTCGATTGATTATAAATGTATCGAATGTTTTAATAAACGATTCATTAGGGATTTTAAAAACTGGTACGCTCTCAATTGCATTATAGCTTTCTGCGTTCTCGATCAATAAATGCAGACTATCACATTTAGCCTCTACAGCCCTATTAAATTCCTTTTTAAATCTACTGTGGTCTTTACCTATTAGATTGCCTCTAAGCTCTGCAAAACCACCTCCTTTGCTTTTATATCCACTCTTTCTCTCGACTGCAAACAGATTCCTAAAGTCGATAGGTTCTAAATTGCCTAGAGTGTCATTTGGATTGATCATAAATGAGTAGTCTCCAAATTCTAACTTCATGAATTTAACTCCCAGGTTGTGAGTTCGTTTATAGCGCTTCCAAATATGGTTCTTCTGCTCCCGAGTATCGACAATTAATACAGCATGTTCCATTAAAATCTCTTTAGCAACTTCAAAAATCTTATCATTCATTCCATTTCTTTTTAAGTGCTATATAAGCTAATCTAAACGTATAACATATGAATGCAAGTATAAATAGATACGCTAAAATTTGTCCTGCTAATTCTAGTTTTACGGGGTCTGTGAAGTCTTGTTCCATTAGAATAGTGTTGGTTGATTTTTATAATTAGTTATTAATATTTCAGTTCTTCTATTTTTTAAATTCAATCTTTCACCAATTATAATAACATTTAATCCTCTCTTTTCTGCTTGCTCTAAAATAAAAGGGTGATCAAACTCTGAATATGCAAACTTAATTTTAGAAGTCTGCAGCATATCAAGCAAATCAACAACATCTTTCTTAGTCCACTTTGGAGTATTATAAGTACTCGTTGTGTCTAAATATGGTGCATCAGCATAAATAAATCTATCCTGTTTGCCTATGTGCGCATCATCATCTTGAATACCATCTAAAAAATCTCTAAAATCCTTATTCCGTATCATTGTATTTTGGAATAATTCTGAGCATTTTATTATTAATGATTTTAATTTTTGCTTCGTTGCGCAATTAGAGTGAAGTAATTTAAAAGTGTCCATCTTGCCTAAATAGCTGAAAGATGAAATAAATAAAAATCTCAAAGCTTTATTAACAGAATCAGATTCTTTATTATCCATCCAATAATAAAACAGCTCTTCTGACATTGGTGTTGAATCTAATATAAATATAAAATCATCAAGCTTATCTTTGACAACGCTGAATAAATTAAACACATCAGAATCTAAATCATTAACTATTGAATACTGAGATCTAGGCTTATTAAAATACATGCCTCCAGCACCAAAAAACAAATCGTAATATATTTTGTGTGGTGGGAAATGCGGATGTATCTTGTGTGCTATATTAGTTTTATTCCCTAATCTATTTAGTATCATTCGTTTTAGTTTTAATTCCCGATAAAATCCAAGCCAATATAAACTCAACTAGGATTATTAATATTGCAGTTATAGACATGTTAATGTTTGTTATTCCATTCGTAATCCCTCAATTCCTTTACTGCTGAAGCATAATTCCTTCTAAGCTTCTTATGTTCCTGATCTTCTTTAAAGTCCTCATTCTTCACATAAACCCTTTTGATATTACAATGATCAAATAGTAGTTCGTGATGTTCTTCAAAGAATGATTGTCTAGTTTCTAAGATTACTAGCTCCTCACCTACTTGAAAATCTTTTTTAGATGCTGACATGTTGTTTAAGTTTTAAGGTTCCGTCTGTTGCTTCTGCTAGGTCATGAACGGTTTTATTTTGTCCTAATACATCTTTGATATTATACTTGCAATTGTGATTAACAAAATAATCACCACAGATATAGCATTCAAATATCACTTTCTTTTCAGCTTCTTGCCAATTTACACAAGCAATCCCATCAGCTCCACCATTACCTTTAAGCCATGTTTCATACCCTATTGGCTTTTTTGTTGTATTTACAAACATCTCTTTAGTGAGTGGTTGTTTTAGGAAGTTATTGTAATTATCGACTAAATCGAAACACTCCTTGTAAAATATGTCTGTATTTATGTCTAGGTTGTCTAACTCGTTTTTAATCTTCCACTTATTATAGATTTCGTCTGATTGTACGTAATCAACAAATTGACTTAGTGTTAATAGTTTTTCTAGTTTCATTTCGCTTTAGTTTAGTTTTATAGTGAATTATAAATCCTTCTTAATGTATCGTCAGCTAGAAACTGCTTTTTAAATGAATGCGTTTCTAATACTAAAATAAACTTATACTTAGGGATGTCATTTATCTTTTTACCCATTCTAATAAACGATTCCCAAGAATTAAAGACTCTATCTAATGAAGCTTTTATCTGCTTATCAGAACTGTTGTTATTCAATTTGCTTTTGTATTGGATTTCACATTCAACACATAGATTAGCAAATGTATTTTGTATTTCATCATGATTACTAAGATCAGAATCCATAACCATTTTTAATAATTTATCATCTAAAAACATAGTTTCGCTTTGTTTTGGTTAATTACTCTCATTCGTTATACAAATATAATATAAAAAGCAGAATAAATAGTAATATATTAATAAAAGATTAAATTAAAAGTTAACAGATTGAATATCACAATCAAAATTCTCAATTAAAGATATATCCATTATGGCAGCGTAATGCCTATTCTTATTTGTTAGTGGTATTCCTTTGAAAAAGAATATTTTACTTTTTAAATCTAAATCGAGGTGCCTGTGTATTTTTTTATGAATCTCTAAACTCATTATAAATACGTTTCTTAAATGCTCTTCTGAATAATTCCAATGATGAACGACTTGACCATGGCTTAATAATCCTTTTCTTTTAAGAAATAAATGCAAGCCCTTATATATATTACTCCTAGTCCATGGTTTATTTTTATCCCACTCTAGCTGCTTGTCTTTATACCCAAGCCTGTGATATTTCTCTCTTGCTCTGGCTTGCTCTTTCTTTACCCACTCAGGATTTTCTCTATTTTCCTTCTCTCTTTTACCAGAGTCTTTTTTAGTACAGGTCTTACACTTGTTTAAATGTCCATCAGCCATTTGTTTGTGCTTGTAAAATTGTGAGAGTGGCTGTTCTGTCTCACACCTGAAGCATACTTTTGTTTGTTCCATAAGAAAACCGTTTTAATTACCTTATAAAGATAACTAAAACGGTAGACAAACACTAACTAAAACGGTGTTATTTATTCTGTTTTGTGATTACAGGATTACAGAAAACCCTTAACTAAAAGGCAGGTCATCTGTCTCATCCTCAGCACTTTGCGAAGCCTTAGCAGGCTCAGCACTTTTAACAGCTGCAGGCTTAGCGGTTTCGCTTCCACCATTATTTAACCCATGAGCATTAGCAATATCTCTCATCGCTTTATCTTCGTCAAAGATTTCAATGTCATAAGAGTAAGTTACTGGATAAGCTGCAGTAGAAAAAGCACCGTGCTGTTTCTCTTCGCCTGTGTTTTTATCCTTAGTAATCTTATCAACAAATTTACGCATCCAACCTTCACCTTGATGATGCTTACAAAAGTGCTTATTGAAAATCTGATTATAAGCATTGCCATTTGCAGCGATTGTAACGCCCTGTAAACATCTAGCTACATATGGCTTCCCTGTTTCTTTAAACTCAATCTCAGTCTTTTTAAGCAATCTCCTTAGTGATGAAACGTCACCAGTCATTAACTTATCAAAGCTTTCTTTATTAATAATCGGCTGATCATCGCTTTTGTTACACCAGCTTGCAATGAATTTACAAAAACCTTCTAATCCCATGGCTGACTCAAAGACTCCATTTGGATCAAAATACTTGTTGAATACACTAGGATTGTCCGACCAGCATGTTCTCCCGAATGTATTAATGTATTGAGTCTTCATCGAGCTACTAATAAACTTCCCTTTAGTGATTCTGAAATTCAATCTTTGGAAAGGTTCTTCTGTGAACGTTTCGAAACCTTCTTTTGTGGTATCGATTTTAAGCAAGAATTTAATATCTACAAAATCTTTGCCTGCTAGATTGCCCTGTTCGTAACTTCCAGTATATACTGGCTCCTTATCTACGTCAATACCTAAGTCTTTAAGACCAACCATATCAGGATTAATTGCTGCAACTTTAAAAGGGAATAGACCCGTTCTTAAAGTTCTTACTTTTGTTGTTACTGTTTCTGGTTTGTTTGTTAATTCGAAATCCATTTTTGTCTAAATTTTAATTTGAAAATTGCTTATTTAATTATTACTTATTCACATCTATAAACTGAAGAACATTCCAATATGCTTGAGCCATACCCGCTGCTGATATTGAGCTTGTATTCATTCCAGTTTTCTTGAATACATCGGCATTAATATTACTACTATCCTCCCATTTTTCAATCTGTTTAATCAAGATTTGGTTAGGTTGCTTTAAGGCCTCGTTAATCATATTTAATACGGTTTGTTTCCCGTAATGATCATCTAGTCCAAGTTTAACGCTTGGGTATTTACTTAATATCTCTTCAGCTTTCGACATTTTATTTATTTTAGTGGGTGGCTATTAACCACCCGATTAACTTATTTACTTACTGATTCTCTAACCTTAACCGTATGAGCTTTAAACTCTGATTCAAACCATGTTTTCTTTTGGAATATAAAAGAGGATGCCCACAGTTTAATTAACTCACCTTCAGTTTTACAGGCTTTAATCTTAGCGATTTGTTCAGCTTTAATAACAGTAGTTCCAATAATCTCAGGATAAGGACATTCATTTTCCTCAAACGTAATAACATCATCTAAATCATCACGCCTTTTAGCTTCATATTGAGCTGATTTCTTAGTATGTAAAACGACTTCTGTTCCACCAATAGCTCTATCTTTATCTATGCCTTTACCTTCTTTTATATATGTCTTGTAGTTGATAAAGAAAACATTATTAACCCACTGCCTAAGAATCGCAGAGGCTTTTTTATTCATATCGATACCATAGTAATCATATCGGCCTAAGATCGGATCATCAAACCCCTTAACTACAGAGTGGGCAATGATAACTATATTCCTACCTGTTGCCATTATCTTTTCAAATACTGGTGTAATACTGGTTTCGAAGAATCCTTTTATTCTAACTGAATCTTTACCGTAAGTGTACAGCTTATCATTCATGTTTGGAACTCCATCTTCCTCTAGGATCTTATCAATTGCAATCTTTTCTAACCAATCGGCAGTATCGATAATAACTGTTTCAAAATCCTTTACGGGTTCTTCATTCAAGATCAACATGTTTGTAGCTTCAATAAAATCATTCCAATTATGAACTCTTATTCTAGCTACATCTAACTTAGTCGTTGAACCTTCACAATCTAAAAATAAAGGACTTGGATATGTACACCCTAAACTTGATTTACCTACTCCCTCGGGTCCGTAAATAAGGTCCTTACTTACTGTTGCTTTTTTGCCTATTTCTAACATGGTTTTATTTTTTCTTTGGTTTAAAATACTCAGCTATTAAAACACAAGCTAATGCAATGCCACACAATAATAACGCTACTTGGTGATAAATAAAAATCACAGCAAGTATAGCAAAGATGATTGCTACAACCATCAGTGCTAGGTAGATTTTATCTTTCATCGAAATAATTCCTATTGATTAGCGACTCGATATCCTTCTTACATTCATTATTTAACTCTGAACTATAAATACAACCAACTTCACCACGATCTACAAAAGCGGTTATAGTTGTATCTACAAAATCTAAGTGAGTCATTTTATCAGTGTCATAATCTCTATTCATTGAGATTTCAAATTCAATATCGATCTCAATACTCGAGTCTTTCAATACTGATTCACATAGAAATGTTTGTGTTTCATCGCCTTGGAAGTCGATTCTCTTAAAATCGAAAGCGTTGTAAAGTCTTAATAAATTTGTGCTTGTTAAAGTTACTTCTGAAATTCTCATCTTGTTTAGTTTTGGTGTCTAATGTAATTGTCTAAATCTGTATTGCAAATATATGAATAAATATTGAATAATCAACTACTAAAAGAAAATAAATTAAAATAAAGTTATTCTATTTCGATTAGTTCCATACCATAATTATCAACTCCCTTGTAGTTATTATTACCTATTTTAATTAATTCATTGTTTTTAAATGGCTTATAATTAACTTGATGATGCCACCTGTTAAATTTCCAAACAGTCCTAACTACATCTGGATGCTGATTTTCTAAACTCAAAGCAAACTCTTTCCGATTATCGGTATCTCCATAAACCTCTCCAGTATTGCCGCCTTTCATTCTCATAGTCGTAACCTTACCAGCTAGGAAAGCATTGAATAGAATTGTGCAGTAACCATCTTTTAACATCCTTAAACATATATCAGTATCTTCATTAAATCTGCCACGCCACCTATGAGGCATTGAATTATTAATTAATGAGCATGAATAAATTCTAGTGTTTAAATAATATGGTGGTACTTTATCGGTCGTTTTGCAGAATGAATAATAATTCAATCCTGACATTGCGACATTAGAATATCTATCTGTATAATCCTCACAACATTTAAAAATAGTACCATCCGTGACTTTTGGCTTCATGTTTCGATTAAGCCTATGGAATCCTTCTATATTATCATCCATTAGCCAGTGGCGTTCTTCTCCTTTATTAATAGATAATTCCCAAACGAAATTTCTAACAGGAATAGAGCCTTGCCCTAAATTACTAAAAGGGGTTATTATTAGATTTTCAAAACCCCAGACTTTGCCGTAAACTTCTCTTTCTTGCGGCTCTACAACTATCTTAAAATGAACATTCATTTTAGTAAGCTCCCTAGCTGTTAGGCATCTTTCAGCCCTACCTTTTGAAATTATATAAATACTATATCTTGGATTCATTTGAATATCTTTTATTTGAGTTGATGCCCCTAATTAATCTTGGATGCCATGCGCTTTTGGTTTTACTTGTGAGTTTCTGTCCTATTAATTCCGCAAACTCCTGTAAATCCTCTTCGTTTGCGAATCGAAATATTATTTTAGAATAAGGCTCTTGTTTTTCCTGAACAAACTCAGGCATTCCACCCCAGTCATATTCATTAATCTTTTTATCTTCATTATCATTAAATAGTGTCATGATCTAATTTTATTTTAAGCCAAGGCTAAACTAATAATCCTGGCTTTGGTTTTACTTATTAAATTTATCCCAATTATCTGCTAAGTATTGGTGACATTCTCGCTCTGTTAATAGTTCTGAATCTTGACTAGTATCACCGAAAAATTCAGGATCTACAGTATTGGAACAGTCCCAAAATTCTCCAGATGATTTACTCACGCTAAAATATTTATCACCTTTGTAGAAAGATGTGCCATAACTATTAGTGTATATGGGTTTCTTCTCTTCGATGATTTCGGACCAAAGTCCTGTATTGCCATTGAAAATAATATTCCCATCAAGATCTCTTAAATGTATTCCAAATAAAGAAACATCTTTTTTACCACCTTTATTTTCATACTCACCAATCAAAAGCTTTTCAACTTCTTTCATGTTGGATTTACAAGCCATTACGCTTATATGATGGAATGATGCTTTTGACGCATCGCCATAAGTAGGCACGCATTTAATTTCACAATTATCATAAATCTCTAATATCAAGTTTGATGTACCTGTGTTATGATCCCACCACTCGCCAACTTTAGGGAATAACTCAACCTCTTCCTTCTTATTCTCAACATGCGCACCAACAGTAGTATAAACCGTTTCTTCATCTGCAGGATAAAAAGCTGTTGCGATTCCTTGCTTTAAATTAAATTCAATTGATTCTGCTCCTTTTGGGAAGTAAATTTCTCTTTTCATTTTGTTTAGTTATTAATTAACATGTGACCAATAAATTCAGCTACAACACAATACACACATGCAGCTATTATAATAATGTTTCCGATTTGTTTAAGTTTGTTTTTCATGGTGCTAGATATTGATTTCTTCTATTTTTTCTGGCTTTGCATATTTCGGCAAAACATCCTTTACTTCATTATAATTTGAAACCTCAATCATAGGATTATTATTACCCGATTCCGCTCCTACGAAACGTACATTTTTAAAATACTTATTCACGAATGGCTTAAATTCATTTTTTGTGAATAAACTTCTTGTATGATAATAAGTTAATCTAAACATCTCATTCAATTTTTAAAAGTTAGTATCTCATTTCGTTATACAAATCTAACATTAATATTTTAATAAACAACTAATAAAACGATAAAAGAATAATTAATTTTATTTAGGTGGGTTGTGGTCATTATATATATAAGGTATAGAAAAACGTAATTTATATACACGATAATAGAACATGTAAAGATTATTACATTATTTATATGTGAGGTTGGGGAAATAAATGTTGGGGAATGGTTGTTTATTAAAACTAAATGTATATATTTGTGTACTATTAATTAATAAAACACAGTTATGTTTACGGATAAAATTAACAAAGCGTTAAAGGAAAAGGGAATTAGTAAAGTATGGTTAGCGTCAAAACTAGGTATTCACAGAAGTAGCTTAAATCTCAAAATGAAAAACAATACTTATAGTGTTTCTGATATACATTATATTACAAACCTTTTAAGCTTGGAGGACTAATAGATGGTAAAAGAAGCTTATTATTTCTCACATGATAGCAATGCTAGAGGTGACGAAAAGATTTTACAATTACGGTCCGAGTTTGGATGGGAAGGTTACGGCTTGTATTGGGCAGTAATAGAAACGCTTAGAGAAAGTTCAGATTACTCATTTTCTAGCAATGCTAAAGCAGGTCTAGCCCTTAGCTTAAACACTACTAAAGAAAAGCTAAACGGTATTTTAAATCTCTGTTTTGACACTAACTTATTAGTGGAAAAAGATGGTCGTTTCTTCTCTGAATCGTTAATGATTCGAATGGAACAAGTAGATGAGAAGAGAAGGAAGCGTGCAGAGGCGGGGCGTTTAGGTGGTATTGCTAAAGCATCGTCAAAGCAAAAGCCTAGCAATGCTAAAGCCACACCTAGCAAAGAAAAGAAAAGAAAGGAAAGTAAAGGAAAAGAAAAGATACAAAAAGAGGCTGACGCCGCCAATGAGATATATTCCCTCTATCCAACAAGATGCCCTGTAAAGAATTGTTCGACTGGTAAGAGTAAAACCAATAAAACGAAAATCAAATCATTATTAAAAACAAATACAGCCGATGAATTAAAGGCTATGATTAAAAGATATGTTTCTGAATGCACAACAGGTAAAACATTTATTAAGAACTTTAGCACGTTTCTAAATAACCTACCTGACTATTCAGAACCAGAAACTAAAAACCCAACTGAGAAATTTAATTTTATGTAACCATGAAACAACACGGACTAATCCCACCACAATCAATAGATCTCGAAACAGCCGTTCTAGGGGCTTTACTTTTAGAACAGGATTCGTATGAAAAGGTTTGTGAAATAATTAATGAGGATTCATTTTATAAGCCAGCTCATAAAGTTATCTATTCAGCTATTGATTATTTAAATACTAATCATTCACCTGTTGATTTATTAACTGTTTGCGATAGGTTAACTTTTACTAAGCAGCTTGAAAATGTAGGCGGTGCTTTCTTTGTTTCGAGTCTAACAACTAAGATAGCTAATGCGGCTCACATAGAAAACCATGCTAGAATAATAGCTCAGAAATACATTCAAAGGGAGCTTATTAAAGTCTCATCTATTATTCAATCTAAAGCATTTGCAGACGTTGACCCTTTAGAATCTATTGCTTTATGGGATGATATGGTTAGGCTTATGGATAAGGTGACTAATAATGAATCTACTGGTAGAAACGTTTCTTTAGTTGCTACTGACTCGGTTTTAAAATATCATGAGCGTAAAGAATTATTCTTATCGGGTAAGATTGCGGGAATACCTTCATTCAGTGGAGCTATTACGGATCATACAAACGGTTGGCAAGGTGGTAAGCTTATAATAATTGCGGCACGTCCTGGAATGGGGAAAACAGCCTATGCTCTACAAGAAGCTAAGGCAGCAAGTAAGGATTCCAAACATCCTTGTTTCTTTTCTTTAGAAATGGATGATGTGAGTTTAGCTGATAGATTATTAATTGCAGAGGCCGAAGGTTTAGATTCTGATGATAATTTAGATGATGGATATTCTAAAAGATTCTTAAAGGGTAATTTATCAGATGAAGAAGAAGGTAGATTACAAGAGGCTCATGATGAATTACAGAAGCTTAACATGTTTATTGATGATAAAGCAGGCTGTAACCTTAATTACATTTCTAAAGTCTCGAGAAGCTTAAAGAAAAAAGGTAGATGTGATATGATATTGATTGACTATTTACAATTATTATCAGCGTCCGGAAAGAAACAAAACAGAGAGCAAGAGGTATCAGAAATGACTAGGGGCCTGAAACTATTAGCAAAAGAGTTAGATATCCCTATTTTCGTTTTGGCTCAACTAAATAGAGAGGTTGAGAAAAGACCAGGTAAGCAACCGATAATGGCAGACCTTAGAGAATCAGGAAGTATTGAACAAGATGCTGATGCGATTATATTTGTCTTTAGACCTAGATACTACATTCAGCAAGATCCAAGTTTTGAGCAATTGCTTAAAGATAATTCAAGTGAGCAATACCAAGATGTAGACTGGAATGAAACAACCATATTAAACTTTGCAAAGGATAGGGCTAACGGTCCTGATAAGATACTTGTAGATGTAAATAAATCCTGTACGACTTGGAGAGATACTAAGGATTATATACTTGAAAAGAAAAATGATAGGGTTAACGATTTTATTCCTACTAGTCCAAATGCTGGATTTGAAAGTAGAGACTTTGAAAAGAATAACGAACCATTTTAAATATAATTATTACTAACAGATTAAAATTAAAGAGATGAAAGAATTATCTAAAACGAACTACAAAAGACTAGGCTTATTAATCTGCTTAGCATCAAGTGTATTATCAATTTATTTAATCACATTAATTTTCTAAGATGAAGAACGCTAAAAAATACGGGACACAAAAGAATGATGTAATTGCTCAAATGTTTGCAATATCCTATGACTATGGATCAGGCTTTTGTAAGGGTAATATAATCAAATACATTACTCGATATGATAAAGTTGCTAAAATGGGCTTGTATGAACGCTTAAAACACAAGCTAAGCGGTAAGGGTACAAAGAAGGATTTAGAAAAGGCTAATGATTATACTGAGAGGTGGATTAATGCCAGTCACTATAAACGAAATAGGACTGAAATAGAGGTTTGGTTTAAAAATATTAGTAAATAATTAGGATATATTAATAAATTAATTGTATATTTGAAGTACTAAGTTATTAAGACACGCATATTGCACTAACTAAATTAAGCCTAAGCAGGCTGGGAGGTTCTTATGAAGTAAGGTTTAAAAAACCAATTGTTTAAAACTCATCTAATCAGGTGAGTTTTTTCATTATTTATTTAATTATTGCTTGTAATTAGATAATTTAATGTATATTTGTGTATTGAATGTTTAACCAAAACTAAAAGAGATGAGGGAATTTAAAGGTGAATGGATAGTATCAGAAAGAGGTAGCGTATTTAGAGAGGTTACTTCTAGTGCTGGTCAGATTGCAATAATTACTGGAGATGATAAGATAGAGAATGCGAAACTAATTGCAGCAGCTCCAGAGTTGTTGAAAGCGTTACAGGATTTAGTTAATCAAGTGGGGAATGAGCATGTTAGTGAATTTATGGGTGAGTTCTTAGAACAATCAAATAACGCAATCAATAAAGCTTTAGGGGAATAATTACTAACCAATAATAAAAACGAGATGAACGATAAAATTAAATGGTACGGACGATATTTAGGATGTAAGTATGGAAAAGGGTTAGGTCGTCTAAGATTGACAGAATCAAGTTTGTATGATGCAATACATTCAGATTCAAAATTAATCCTAAAAGAGCTTAAGGATATTAGTGAAGAAGATGCTATATGTTGTATTAGAATTGCATCAGGAGATTTGCATTGTGAAATAAAGATTGTTAAAAGGCAAAATGGATTCGGATATTCATCATGTTATAAATCCTCTAAAAGAAGAAGAAATCACGGATATGGAGATCACTCATTTGCATATAGACAGTTGAATAGTGAGCAAATCGATTCCCTACGCTCAAAGGGTTACGCAATCGGAATCCCTAAAGAATATTACATTACTGAGGATGAATTAAAGAAATAATTAAATTATTAACTTTTTATCCCTATCATAGTGGGAAATTAAAAAAACATTCTTATATTTACAGTCATGGAATTAACAAGAGAAATAACATTAACGGATAAGCTTAACTTTATTTTATTTAGTCGTGGAATCGTCTGGACATATAAGAAGTTTCAGACAACTTGGGCTTCTTTACGCAAGAATATAACGGCTAATAACTTTGACGAAGGTGACGTGTTGATGATTGAGAGGACTTTTAAGGAACTTTATCCTGATGGGGTATACAATCTACCATTCTACATCAAGTTAGTCGCTCTAATAGCACTATACGATAAAACTGCTGTAGCTCCTATGATTGGAATTACAATGTATAAGATGAAGGTTAAGCTGGAGACTATGAATTGGAAGGAAAAAGAAATTCTGATGATTGAGAAAGTTTATAATGAAGAGATTGAAGATATTATTTTGGTTTAGTTTTGGGTTAGTATGACAGTTCGGAAAGACGAATGGAGATCTAAAGGTGTATTGGTTGCATATTCCCGAATAAGGGAAAGGTTAGGGTTCGAAGCCCGTTGGATCACGGAACGTATTTAGCATTGATTGTTTTGCCTAGGGAATTGGCAGTCAATCTGTATAAATAAGCTAATGTAACAGGCGTACTACAATTTGCCTTAATAGCTCAATTGGTAGAGCTTCTGAGTTGTAATCGGATGGTTGTGGGTTCGACTCCTACTTAAGGCTCGATAAGGGGGTTTGTTAGTTCTCCTGTCCGATTAACTAAAACTGACTATTAAGCACTTGGTAAAACTTGATGATTAATGACTGCTAGGAAAGACTAGCACATGGGGTTTTTGGTATGGTAGTGAGTTCGATTCTCACGACTCCACTAATAAATATAACATCTTAAAATCTATATTTATTAAATTTTAATCAGATTTATCTCTGATTTTTGTTTACCAAGGCTCGGTAAGTACCTACCACTATATAGGACTGAGTAACATTACTGGCCTAGTCTAATTAATTTTAGATTAGGCTTTATTTTTTTATTAGTATATTTGTATAGGATTAAATAATTAGAATATGAAATGGATAATTAGAAGGATTGCGAAAGTAGGATATAATCAATTGTGTAAATTAAACGGTGAAAAGTTCATGAGTTGGGTTATGCTTGAATTTGCAACTAGACTCAGTAAAATGAGTGATAAATCAGTGGATAGTAGCATTACTTGTGACGTATGTAATGAGCGTGTTAAAGTTAAAATGCATATTGAAATAGAAAAGATTTAGACTATGAAAGATAAAAACAGAACAAAATTAATAGCCTACTGTGTGGGTGTTGATGTATTAGGATTTAAAGTGTATGAGTTTCACGAAGTAAATTATTAGGGTATGGCAGGGCAACCAACTAAATATAAAGAGGAATATAACGAACAGGCTAGAAAGCTTTGCTTGTTAGGGCATACTGATGCTGAGTTGATTAAATTCTTTGATGTTTGTGAGTCTACTTTGAATAATTGGAAGAATGAATATCCTGAATTCTTGGCGTCCATAAAAATCGGCAAGGATGATTTTGATAGTTCAACCGTTGAGAAGTCATTAAGACATAGGGCGTTAGGTTATGAGCATCCAGAGGAAAAGGTATTTTTATCTAATGGTGAAATCATAACTCATGATACTATCAAGCACTATCCACCTGATACGGCAGCAGCTATATTTTGGCTTAAGAATAGACAGCCTGGGCGATGGAGGGATAAGCAAATCATTGAGCAAACAAACCTTAATGTAGAGCTAACAGCCGAGGAGCGAGAAGATAAGATTAAAGAATTAGAAAGCAGAATGAAAAAATAATATGCTTACAGACAAAGAGATATTAGAATTAGAAAGCTTATACAGAATGAGAGATGCGGAAAGTTCACGTGTCTCTCTTCCTGCTTATGGGGCTTTTGTGATGAAGGAATTCCAAAATGATTGGTTTCATACTCAGTATTATGAGTTATTACAGATGTTTGCAGATGGTAAGATTAAGAAACTTATGGTATCTGTTGCCCCTCAACATGGAAAGAGTACAGGAAGCTCTCAACACTTACCATCATTTATCTTTGGTCAACAGCCTAATAAACAAATTGCTATCGGCTCTTATGCGGCCTCATTAGCGTTTAAGTTCGGTCGATATGTAAAGAACATAGTTAGATCTGATGAGTATAAAGAAGTCTTTCCCGATACTAAAATGCCTGAACGTGGTGATACTTCTGGTTATATAAACAGAGCAGACGAAACAGAAATATTAAACGCTCGTGGTAGTCTTAAATTAGTCGGTGTATCTGGTCCCCTTACTGGTAATCCTGTTGATATCATGATAATGGATGACCTCTATAAAGATTATAAAGAGGCTTGCTCACCTATCATACGTGAGAATGTTTGGGACTGGTACACATCAGTAGTTAGAACTAGACTACACAACAAGTCACAACAGCTTATTGTGTTCACTAGGTGGCACGAGGACGATTTAGTAGGTAGATTAGAGAAGAAAGAAAAGGTTGTGATGTTTGATGAGAATACAGATATTAATAACATACCTGATGATGTGTGGTTAAAGATTAATTTTGAGGCTATCAAGACAGGACCACCAAATCAGATAGATCCAAGAGAACCAGGTGAGGCACTTTGGCCTGAACGTCATAATAAGAAAAAGCTATTAGAGGATAAAGCAACCGATCCAGTTAAGTTCGAAGCATTATACCAAGGCAATCCAGCAAGTACAGCAGGTCGCTTATATGGTCGTTTTAATACATATCTTAAGCCTCCAGAATTTAAGCAGATTAAAAACTATACCGATACAGCAGATAAAGGGGATGACTACCTATGTTCGATTGTTTACGGTGTTGGATTAGATGATGATAAGCTTTATATTCTTGATATCTTATACACTCAGGAAGGTATGGAAAAGACTGAGGGTTGGACAGCTTCAATGCTAGATACCCACAAGGTTAATCATGCCGATATTGAAAGTAATAACGGGGGTAGGTCATTTGCTAGGGTTGTAGATGAGAAAACAGACAGCTCCGTTTATGTAGACTGGTTTCATCAAAGCCAGAATAAAGAGTCTAGGATTATATCACAATCAGCTCAGGTAATGCGTGAGGTTGTTTTCCCTGATGATTGGTCTAGTCGTTGGCCTGACTTCTATACACACATTACGGGCTTCCTTAGAAACTTTAAGGCTAATAAGCATGATGATGCACCCGATACGTTAACAGGATGTGTTGAGATGAAGGAAAGCGATCAATATAATTGGTAATCTTTATTATTTATTCCCTTATTCCTTGTTTGTTTGATTTTTATTTGTAGATTTGTGTAAGAATTAATACTAACATTAATTATCACACAAATGAAAGAGTATTTAATAAACTACGAAACCGCAGCATTAGCTAAGGATAAAGGATTTACTGATTACACAGAGATGCAATACACGGTAAATGGAGACGTGTGTAGTTCTGAGTCTGTGCTTGGCAGTAGGGTTGGTCTGTATCCAATACTAACACAAAGCCTTTTGCAAAAGTGGCTAAGGGATACGCATAAAATATGTATATCAATAAAGGCTAGATGTAATCATGGAGTCATACTGTATAAGATTTTAATATTAGATGTAGAGGAAGAATCTACAATAAGTGAATCATTTGATAATTATGAGAAAGCGTTAGAAGTAGGATTAAAAGAGGCGTTAGAATTAATTATATAACAACACCCAAAAGCAAACTTTATTAATTTAATGTTTGCTTTTTTCTTGTTTATTGATTTAATTGGTTATCTTTGTTGAAAGAGTATTAATCTAAAAACTAAAATTATGAATGTCAAGTATGAAGTTTCAACAACTAAAACAGCATGGAACTCAATCTCTAAATTTAAACTTTGGGATCTCGATTCTAATTTCATAGAATTTACAAGGGTTTGGAAGGGTAAGGATGAAACATTAATAATCCCAAAGTCTGAAATTTTATATATCAATCAAAAATAACAATACTAAAAACTAAAACAATGACTAAAAAAGATTTTGCATTAGATTTAAAAGGATGTTCGAAAGAGGACAGAAAGAAAGTGATTAAGGCGGCTAAGAGTGTAGGGCTTGGGTTTAGTGATAAAGATAGGTTTAAGCGCAAAAGATGGGACGTGTTGATGGTTAAGGATACTGGTTTCTATTATGATACTGGTGGACTTTCTAATCCTAATCTATACCAAATGCCCCAAGATTGGACATTAATACAGGAGGCTTTAGGGATTGAGGTTCCTAAGCATGGGGAAGTGTGGGTGGATGGAAGTAGAATAGTAAGATTTGAGGACGTTAGTAAAACTACCTTATTGATATTGTATTCACAGATAGATACAGCTAATGATAAATTCTATTTAAACGCCAAAGCTTATCATGGTAAATTAGAACGCAAAGCCACCCCAGAAGAAACAGCAAAACTAATCGAAGCTGAACACGCTAATGGCTATCATTGGGATGGTAAGGAGTTGGTTAAAATTCCTGAGTATTTCGAGTGTGTTAATGTTAATATTAGTGACACTTATTTAGGTAGGATTGAAAAGTTTGAAGGGCGTTTAGCAATGTTAAACACTTACAACTTTAAACCCTCCACCCTCGAAGCTTTCGAAGCTCAGGAGGCTAAGAGGAATGTTTCTTTTACTGCCGATGATGTATTAAAAGTGTCTGATGCTTTTAGAGAAGAGACGAGTAAATTAAGAGGTAGATTACTAAAGAAGTCTGCTAAGATTAAAGACCTCGAAAGCACAAACAAAGCACTTAGGGAGCTTAATAAGAATCAGGGTGATAAACTTACAAACTTAAAGCAAGACTATGGAGACTTATATGCTGAGAATGAGAAGCGCAAGGAGTTATCGCAATCTATGGTCAATGAAATAACTGGTAAATATCAATCCTTATCAGAAGATCACTATGCTTTAAAGGAAGAGAATGAGGCTCTTAGTCGTAATAATCTTCATGTAAGAAACGTTCAATTAGTAGCTCGAAATTTAAAGCTCTATAATCGAATAGTAGAAATAAAGAAAGAAGTTAATAAATAACTAACACCTTCGGGTTAAAAATTAGAGAGATGAAAGTAAGATGGAGATTTAAAAACAGGGAATTAACACATAAAATAATTAGACGTAAAGGTCGATTATATGTTGTTAAAGTTTAAATATCAAAGCCACTCTAACAGGTGGCTTTTTTTATACCCCTAATTTGCTTAACTTAGCAAAAAAATATAGCACTATGGCATTAACAGATAAGATAAAAAACGCATTAAGAAACTTTGTAGGACAAAACGCTTCTCTTTCTTTTATATTTAATACTCATGGGACTGTATACGATTATAGCCCTTATGATCGTAAAGACTTAGCTAGTACATATGCTAATAATGCGAGTGTTAGGATGCTGATAAATAAGGTTTCAGAAGGTTCGGCAAGTCTACCTATTAAAGTAGTTGATAGAGATAAAAACCCTTTACCTAATGATTGGCGTAATGATTTTATTAAGATGCCTAACGATTATCAAGGTCAATATGATTTTATTGAGAATGGCGTAAGAGAGCATTTAATATTTGGTGAAGCTTTCGGATTAACTGATGTTAGAGTAGGTTTACAGGCTGGGAGACTAGATAAGATGGTATGGTTACATTCTCAGTTTGTAGAGTTTGAAAGGGCTAACGGTCTAGGGATTACTAAATATGTTAGTGGTCGAGATTCTACAAGAAAGATAGATCCTGAAAGTGTTATTCATTTACGTGGTGTTATTGAAGATCCTGAACAGTCGTTACATGCTATTTCGTTATTGACTACTGCTACACGTGAGATTGAAGCTATAAACGAGGGTAGGAATACTGAGATATCAGGCTTTAAGAATCAAGGCCCAAGAATGATACTTGCATCTAAGACTGATAGAACATTTACAGAGGAGCAAGGTAGGAATTTAAAGGAAAAGCTTGGAGCTGGAGGAGCTATAGGTGCTGGTCGTGTTGAATTTACTGGTGCATCTATCGAAGCTCATAAGGTTTCGGAAACGGCTGTAGATTTGAATGTGCAGGAGTCGATTAAAAATAACGAAAAGTCTTTAGCTAAGTTGCTTAAGGTCCCGTTACCTTTAATATCTGAGGATTCAAGCACGTATAATAACATGAAGTCAGCTAATCGTGACTTCGTTGTACAATCACTAATACCATCGCTTGAAAAGGTTTTACAGGCTATTAATCTCTTTACTAATTCAACTGATGATAATGCTTACTTAGTTGTCGATACTGATAATATTGAAGCCCTTAAAGAGGATGTGGATAAGACAATGACATCTTTAGATAAAGCTTATGCTACTTATAATCAACGTCAGGCCGCTTTAGGTTTACCAGGTACAGATGAAAAGTGGGGGGATTTACCTATATTCCCTTTCAATGTTTCGCCTACAGATCCTAATGATGGATTTAATGAGATTGATTTGAATGTTGAATAACAACATTAAAGCATGTATAAACTTAAGGCCACTCTAATAAAGTGGCTTTTTTATTAATATTTCTTTCCTTTATTGTTATTTATTCGGTTATTATTCTTATATTGTGGTATAATTAAACCAATAAATAGAGAGATGAAAAAAGTATTAGGATGGATCTTATCAATATTAGCTTTTATAGGCTTAAACGTAGTCGTATATAATATACATGACCCCAATCATGATTTTCAATTATGGGATATGTTTCTTATTATGTATGCACTTACTGCTATATTTTTATTTATATCGTTAATTGCATGGTTGTTTAATAGTGATAAAAATGAATAGATATGAAATATAGAGATGTAAAACTAATAGGTATATATACGGTAGTTGTATCAATTATTTTAATGATAATTCTAATAGTCACTTATGAAGATGTACCGATGTGGAGATGTGCGATTGGCGAATGCTTACTTATCATACAAACATCATTATTGCTAATAGGAGTTAATGAACGAACTAAAAATTAATTATATGAAATTATTCAATAAAAAATTTAGAGTTAAAGTTTGCCATTATAGCAGAGGTCGATATCATGTTAAATACGCTAGTTATCGATTCATTCCAATATGGGAATGCATAGACACCTATTATACTCACATGGGGTTTGAAAGCGAAAGTAATGGATGGGCATCAAAGTTATTTAGAATAGATGATGCTGAAAGATTAGCAAAGTCTCTTAATTGCATACAAGACGTTCTTGATTACGAAAAGCCGCTGTTTGAAAAGGCTCGTAAATTTAAAGCTAGCAGAGCAAGGTATTACGAAGAAAGCCAACCGTATACTACTAAGTATTTCAATAAAAACAACTAAAGATGAAAAGAATTTTTATAGGAGCTACTATCGCTTTCTTTATTTTTTACGCAGCATGTGAATTAGTGTTTTCGCTAGGCGAAGGAGAGGCTTTCTTTTTCACGAACGCAATTTCAAACAACTTCACTATTGGTCAAATAATAATAGTGTCTTTTATGACCTATATTGTTGGTATGGCTTTTACAGTTTATCATGATGCCGTGTTTAACAGGTTGTAATTTTAAATAAAACTAAATTAATAATAAATAAATATGGTACAAGAGAAGGCGCTAATGTATTTAGAGGGAATTGTAATCGTTCTAGTTGGAATATTATGGATTCTACTATTTTGGGTGGATGTTATATTCTTTCGCCTTGCTATTGTTAAAAGGATACTCGAATGTTTAGATGATTGGATAGAGAGAGCTGAAAAGCTTGTCAGCTAGTAATACAAAGCCTCACCACATGAGGCTTTTTTATGCCTTAATTATTTGTGCTATATTTGTATAAATAATGCGAGATTATCGCAAAACATCGCAATTTTAATATTAAACAATGGCTAAAGTCACACAAAGAGATAGGGCACAAGTAGCATCAATGGCTAGGGTTAATGCTAAGGCTAGGACTAAGTACATTAGTAAACTAACGAAGTTACGTAGGAAAACTATAAAACACGTTGTTGCTAATATGACTGGTTCTGCTCAAAGTTTAGCCTTTAATGCTGCTTCACTTGTGAATGAATCTTACCTGGAAGAGTTCTATTTAGATCTTTATAATACTGTTGGGGGCTTTTGGGCTAGACAGACATATAATGATGTACTAGGACTTAAACAAGATATTGCCGATGCTGTATGGTCGAGTCAATTAAATAGCTTTGTTAATTCTCAAACAGGTGAGCTAATTGTATCTGTTGAAGGTACGTTAAAGGCATGGGTTCAATCCACTGTACAAACATTCGTTGATAGGGCGATAGCTGAAGGTGTAGGCTTAGAAACACTAACACAGGACGCTTCCAAATACTTAGTCAATCAATATACAGGTTACGAAACTTGGAAAGTTAGACAGATTGTTAGTCAAGAGGTTTTATCTGCTTTCTCTGTTGCACAAGAATTAGGTGCTGAATCTGCAGGCGTTCCATTTAAAAAGATTTGGATTCATTCGGGGGCTGCTAATCCACATCCTAATCATGTGTTGCTTAATGGTACGACTGCTAATAAAGGTGGAATGTTTGACGTTGGTGGTACATTAGCACCTTATCCAAGGGCTTTGAATCTACCTGCTAGTGAGTCTATTAATTGCATGTGTACGGTATTGTACAGACCTATCAGATAATATTCTATTCTTTTATTCATTCATCGTTTGTTTATTCGGTTATTATTCTTATATTTGTGATAATAAGAACTTAAAACAGATATTATTATGAATAAAGAGATTAAATATCAATTGGCTGATTTTGAATTATCTAAATTATTAAGGGAGAGTGGATATAACGAGTGTGATGTTTTCTATTATAGAGATTCTTTTGAATCAGATATTAAGTTAATTCCTGAAATTTGCTTTATTGGCAAGTTATATGACAATCACAATCACAGAATTAACATACTACATCCTGAAGCACTTTGCACAGCCCCAATGCTTTCTAATGTACAATATTGGCTAAGGAGTGAGTTTAACATTCACATGGAGATTAAGAAGTCTTCGAATCCAAGCATGGGGTTTTGGGTTGAAATAGATAAGTGGGGAAATGAAGAAATTATAGAAAATTCAGCCAGAGAGTGGTTTGATAGCTATGAGAATGCGTTAAAGGATGGAATTAAAGAATCATTAAAATACATTAATAAATAACCATCAGTAATAATTTAAAAATAAAACTATGAAGAAACTACTTCTATTTGCAATCATTTTAATATCAATTGCATCATGCGACCAGAAAAAAGATCCTGTCATTACGCCTGACATAAAGGAATGCGTGATTAAAAACATGCCCGATCCTGTAAGGGTTATGGACTATACACCTACTCCCGAACGTAATAGAATTAAAAAAGATGTTGAGTTTGTGATTGAGCGCTACCCTAAAAATGGATTCTACGCCGTTAAATACGGCAGTAAGTATCTAGAATATTCTTATGGCGAATTCAGACTGATGGGTTTTTACTTTGCAGAAAAATGTAAAACAAAGACAATTGCTAAGCGTCTTATTGAAAAATACATTGAGCAACACATGAAAAAAGGCGTTACGTATGAGGTGTATAAATCAACCATGAACAAATAAAACTATGGAAAAATTACAAATTGTTACCGATAAGATATGTGAATTATTGCAAGATACTAATCTTGATGTTGTTTATTATTCAGAAGCAGATAAAAAATGGGACAATAAACCAATCAGAGAAGCTGAGATGTTAATGGCATTAAACAAAACCGACACTGATGTAGAAATGCTCAGCTCTGGCAGCTTTATTGAATTATGTTCTTGTGATTGGGAAAATACACCATTCACATGGATACTAGGCAGTCCGTTGTTTCACCAACAACCCGATACGATCGAATTTCTTTTTAATACTTTAGGTTGTGAATAGATTTGCACATCCCAACAAATAACCAACCCTAACAAGGTTGGTTTTTTCATGTAATCTAATCAACATATCGAACCTATTAGGTAGTTGATATATTTTTTTGTACTTTTATCGAATATAATACTAATGGTATGAATTTAGAATATAAAGAGTGCGAATATAAGATAGAGGATGTAGACGAAAAGGGCATTGTCCGTTTTGTTGCGTCCACTGCTGATAAGATAGATTTTGGAGATGACTTAATTCCTTCTGGAAAATCATATCTAGAAACTGTAAATTCTGACTATGATAAATCAAGAATTAAACACTTTAGAGAGCATGATTCTAAAATATGGGTTGGGTTTCCTACATTAAGCACTGATGGGAATAAGCTTATATCTACATCTCAATTAATGCTTAAGCGTGATGTGGGAATGGATACATTTCAACTATACAAAGCTGCTGCTGAAGCAGGGCGAATGGTTGAGCACTCAATAGGATACCGTGTTAAAGATTGGCATTACGAACAGATGGATGATAAAGAGGTTAGGGTAATTGATAATCTTATCATACGCGAAGTGTCTACATTGTCATCATGGGGAATGAATGACGAGGCTTC